GTTCTTTAGTTGCTTTATTGTTAAAAGCTTTAAAACTAAGTTCATATGTTACCCCATCTGCTTTTATGAATGAAATTGGTGATGCGAGTGCTAAAGTATATCCTTTTACATCTGATATAGATCCAAGTAAATTAGTAGATGTTGCTAAAAAGTTTCATGAAACTAATACTTCAGCTACATATTTTGATACTAAACTAGTATATAAATTTAAAACCGATAAAGGTAATTATGATGTCAGGTTTCATGTAGTAATGGAACGTAAAAGATATGCTAATATTGCCGGAAACCCAAACTGGAAACCGGGTCCTCCATACAAAACATATGCTGCGGTTGGTTTTAATATTGAAGGAGATACAGAAGAAAAAACCTCTAACCTAAATGAACAATTTTCAGTATTATCTACAGTAACAAAAATTATTTTTGATTTTATTGACAACGTAAATGCCTCTGGAGGTAATTTAGTATCCTTACAAGTTGCTCCTAAAAGTGATGTTGATACCGGATCTAAATTAGATTCTAAACGGGGTAAATTTTATGCTGCTTACATTAAAAAGAATTTATCTAAATTATCTGATTATGATGCTAAAGAAGGTAAAAATGCTAAAGGTGATGAATATATAGAAATTTATAAAAAAAATTTAATAAATGAAGTAGGGGAGGCAAATCTTAAACCATATAAATGGGAAGAAGTTGATATAGAAGGTTATTCTGTTTATATTCGATTCATAACAGATAGCGAAACACAATATAATGTAGACGTAACAACAGATACATACCAAGGAATCCCAATCCTTAATATAGAATTCTCAGCTAAATTAAAAGATGCTAAAGGTTCTTCATCTAAAATAGTAGTCAATAAAGGAGAAATGTATAAAGTGATGGCTACTATAGTAGATATAATAAAAAAATATCTTAAAAAATCCAAAACTAAAGGTATTACTTATTACCCATCTAAAAAATCATCTGAAGATTTTGGTACTCAAAGAGATAATTTATATAAAGCTTTTATTTCTAAAGCAATACCGGGTGTTAAATTTGAACCTATTCGCTCTGAATTATATGGAGATGGAGTAGTCGCTCTTTTACCTGATGCTATTAATGAAGCTGATCCTAAAAAAGGAACGGGTAAAAAACCTGAAGGATCATCTCGTAGATTATACACAGATGAAAACCCAAAGGATACAGTAGGTATTAAATTTAAAACTAAAGAGGATATAGTTGATACTCTAAACAAAACATCATTTAAATCTAAACCACATGCTCGCCAATCCCAGGTAATTAATTTAATACATCAACGAGTAAGAGCTGCTTATGGTAAAGCAAAAGATCCTGAGGTAAAAGCTCGTTTAAAAAGAGGATTAGATTATATTGAATCACGTAAAGAAATGTCTAAAAAGAAGACAGAACGATTACGTAAACAAAAAACAAATGAAAACCAACAAACTAATTCAGATACTTTTGATAGATTAGAATATTATAAAAATTATTTTATAAACGTATCTCCTTCTACATTTGATGTTAATACAAATAATGAAGATATTATTATTAGTGGAATTAATAAACAATATCCTAAAGATTTTAATGATGTAGAGGATACAAAACAAGTTCCTGTTATAAGTGAAAATATGGATTCTAATAATTTAGAAGAATTAGTAACTGCTACTCAAGTTATTTGTGATAATTGTGGTTGGAAATGGGATAAAGAGGATGGTGGAGATGATTTATATATTTGTCATAAGTGTGGATACGATAATACCCCTATATCAGATCCTTTTGGTTTAAATGAATTGGCAAAACAATTTGGAAAAGAGGTTGGAAGAGATTTGACAAAGGGTTGGAATCCACAGGGAAATTTCGTATCTTTATCTAAGTACATGATAGACAATGGAATGAATATAAAACCATTGCCAAAAATAAAGGTTATAAAGGATGACAAAGAAAATGCATCCGATCTTTTGGGTAAGACTGCTTACTATGATCCATCCAATAAATCAATCACCTTATATACTTTTGGCAGACACCCAAAAGATATATTACGATCTTTTGCTCATGAAATGATTCATCACGAACAAAATCTTAATGGAAAGTTAAGTAATATAACTACAACTAACACAAATGAGGGTGGGGATTTAGATGAAATTGAAAGAGAGGCATACGAGAAAGGAAATATGATGTTACGTAATTGGGAGGATAAAATAAAAAATAATGTTAATGAATTGTTTATTGATATACCTAAATTTAATTATCCCAAAACATTTGTAGATAAGTTACGTGAATCTCTCCATGAAATTACTTTATCAAAAAACAATGCAGCTGAAATAGAAGGTGATTTATATAAGGGTATGTTCCGAGCAGGAAATAAAGTATACACTTATGATATCTACAGAATAAAAAGTCCATATAATGACAATAAAGAATTTTATAATGTAGAATTTCATCCTAAAAATAATCCTATTTCTACCCCCACAGGTGATACAACTAAAGAAGATTATATAAAAATTTTAAATACAATGTATAAAATTATATTAGATCTTGCTGAAACTGACGAACCTGATTATATTGGTATAGCTTCAATGGATAATATAGGAGATAAAAACTATCATACAATATATGCTAATTTAACAGACAACAAATATAATAGAATACCTGGGTATTTTAGAAAAGATGTTAATCTTGAATTTAATACCCCTCAAGGTAAAGGTCGATTTGTAGTATTAAAAAGAAAAGATGTATAAGCTAACAGATTTATATAAGCAATTAAAAGAAGAAGAAGCAGTTCCTGCTGAACCTTTTCCTCACTATGAATTGTATTGTGATATGGATGGCGTTTTAACTGATTTTGAAAAACGTTTTAAAGAACTTAATCCTGAACGTTTATCTGCCTCTCAATACCAAAACAAATATGGTATAGAAAAGTTTTGGAATTTAATAGATGTTGAAAATAAAGTAAAATTTTGGGTAGGGATTGACTGGATGTCCGATGGAAAACAACTTTGGGATTATATTTCTAAATATACCCCTAAATTACTTTCAGCCCCCTCTAGAAATCCTGCCTCTCGTTTAGGTAAAAGATTATGGGTAAAAAATAACCTCCCAGGAGTAGAATTAATTTTAGCATCAGCTGATAAAAAAAAGAATTACTCTAAGGGAAATCGAATACTTATTGACGACCGCCCTGATAATATTGACCAATGGAGAAGTCAAGGTGGTATAGGAATTCTACATACAAGCACACAAGATACAATTAAACAACTACAAAACATAGGACTATAATTATGGCACAACCAATTACATATAAAAGACTAGTATTATCAGGAGATAAAGCTAAAGCAACTGCCGATGAGGTAAAAGTAAAAATGTCTAAAGAATGGAAAAAAGATTTTCCAGATGGTAAATTAGATATTAAAGCAGGTGTTGATGGTAAAATGGTAATTGATATTAAAACCAAAGAATCATCTGCTGCCTCATTAGCATCCAAAATTAAAGATATTGCTACTCGTAATAAAGTAACTACTGTTACTAAAGATAAACCAACATTAAAAGCCGTTAAGGAAAATCTTGGTTTAAAAGAAGCTTTAGATAAACGTTTAGCTACTATATTTTTTAAATATAAGGACAAATCGTTTCCTATGAGCTATGAACCACGTTCAGAGTTTTCTAAATTTATAACAGATTTAGGAGATACAGGATATTTTTCAACCGAGGATGAACTTTCTGATTTTATGGCAAGTGAGGAATTTGATACTTATGCTAATAGATTTAATGTAGAGATTGATTATGCTGATTATGATCCTTCCCAATTAGAAATACCTGATGAAGAGGAAATCAATCCCCAAGACATGATCCCAGGCAGAGCACCTAACAGTAATAATTTTGATATACCTCATAGAGTAACCGATTTGATGGAAAAATTAAAAAGAACAGGCAAACTAAAAAAATCAGAATTGAAAGAAATCTTATTATTTGAATATAAGAAAAAATAAATGAAAAAAGATACAGTTCTGAAAAAAGAGTTCAAACAACGTGATGTTGAACGTATGCGTAACCTAGTTACGGGTAAATACGGTGATCGTACCACGATGGGGACTGGTTATAATAAAGCTAAAGAATTTCATAGTGAAGGAGATATCTGGGATGAAGATGGTCGTAACTGGACCATTAAAAATGGTATTAAACAAAATATAACTAAATTAGATAACGCTAAAAAGGGTATAATTTTACCTGTGTTTTGTCCTACTTGTAGTAAAAGTATGAAACCCCATCTTGATAAAAGATGGTATGTAATGTATGGTCACTGCTTTAACTGTCAGGTTATGACCGAACATAAATTACGTCAAGAAAATAAATTAGAACAAGTAGAAAAAGAAGTTACAAATGATTACATAGAAGGGTTGTCCAAAGATTTCGAAATTTGGTTTGAAGATTTTATTAATGCTAAAGAATCCTTTATAACAGAACAAGGAGATGTTGAAAAATGGGATGGTTCTGGAAAGGAACAATTATTAAGACAAAAACAAGAAGCATTAGAATATTTAAAATCATTAAGAAAATAATGGAACCACTAACTGTATTAACTACAATTTCGGTAGCTTTGATTACCGCCGTTTTTGGGCCTATTGCTGTAGCATGGGCTAAGAAAAAATTTGAAACCAAATCCACCCCTAAAGATCCAGTAGATGAGGCCATTGAATTAAATAGCTTAGTTGATGAACAAGTTATCCACCTTTTAGATGAAATGGAGGCAGATAGAGTATGGGTTGCCCAATTTCATAATGGAGGTCATTTTTATCCTACAGGAAAATCAATACAAAAGTTTTCAATTTTTTATGAAAAATGTATTCCCGGTTTAATTCCAATCCAACATACATTTCAAAATATTCCTGTATCTTTATTTCCTAAAGCTATGTCTACTTTGTATTCCGATGGTGAAATAGCTATATCGGACTTTACTAAGGATGATTATGATTTATCCTCAGTTACAAAACCTTTTGGTACCCAATCATTTTATATGATTGCCTTAAATGATTTACAAGATCGTTTTATAGGAGCATTAGCTGTTTCGTATAATGAGGAATATAAATTTACTAAAGAGGATTGGATATTTATACGACAGAAAGCGGGTGTGATTGGTACTTTACTTGATGAATATTTAAATAAGAAAAAATAATGAACGATATTAAAAAAATACAAGAATTCTTTTCTAAATCTTTAGAAGAAGCTAAAACAGAAAATAGCTACAAAGTAGTTTGGACTGATAGAGATTATAAAAAATACTCTAAAGTATTTAAAAATGATCCTAAAGGTGCTCCCGACAATGCTAAAAAGAAAGCAGAGGAATTTAAAAAAGCTTTAGAAGATAAAGATAAAAAAAGTAAAGATGGATTATATAGATCTATTGATTTAAATGAAGCTAAAGAAGAAACAGCTATTGACATGGCTAAAAAGAAATTAGATGCTTTAGGTGTTAAATACGAAATGTCAGGTAATAATTTTAAACCATTTGAAGCAATTTATAGACCAAATAATAAATCAAATGAATTTTATGATAAGTTTAATAGGATTGTTTATGAATTTAATTTAGGAAGTGCTGTAAAACAATCAAAATCAATGAATGAAGCTAAAAGTTCACATTTTAAAATTGGTGATGTTGTTGAATTAAAAAATTTCCCAGAAAATTTACCTTACGAAATAAGAAATGGAATTGTAGATAACAAATGGGAAATTATAAAAGTAAGTAAAAGTGGTAGGTCAATGTATAGTGATGTAATGGAAGATGTGTTTGGATATGATATAGAACTTTTAGATAAAAAATTAAAATACAAAATGTTTGTTTATCCCGAAGATGTAAAATCATCCATGAATGAAGCCAAATCAGAAGATAAAGTAGATACAATTACAATGGATATTCCTTTATTCCTTCGTATGTTAGAATACGCTAGAGAAGATGCGGAACAAGATTTAGATTTACATGATGTTACCGAAAAGGCAAACAAATTAGGTAAAGAAAGAGGTATTTTACAAATAGATGATTATGAAGAGATTGTAGGTACTACTGAAAAAACAGAAGAAAATGTTGCCCCTAATCACGATGGTAAAGCAGCACCTTATGGTTCTGGGTACAAACCATTAGAGGAAAGAATTTCCGAAGCTTTAGATAAAATTAACGAGGAACTATGTCCTGCAGGTAAAGCATATGTTGAAAAGAGAAAAAAACCTAAATCTGAAGGAGGAGGAGGAGAAAAACATTCTGCTTATTTAATGGGTCGCGCATCAAAAGTATGTAAAGGCCAAATGTCAGGTAAAAAAAAGAAAAAATAATGGATATAAATCGTTTACAAGAATTAGTATCTGAATCATTACGTGACTGGTTTAAAAAAGAGGACTGGGTGCGTATTGATACTCAAGGTAATATTACTGGTCCTTGTGGAACGATGAAAAAAGGTGGGGCTACAACTAGGTGTTTACCTCGTAAAAAAGCTCAATCATTATCTAAAGCCGAACTTGCTAAAACCTCTAAGAAAAAAGCTGCTGGTTCTCGTAAGGGAAAACAATTTGTAAAGAATACAGAAAAAGCAGAATACAAAAAAGGTACATATAATAAAAAATAACATATTTATAACCATACTATTATGAAACAATTTGACTACAAAGAATTCTTAAAAGAGAATAAATCTACTTTTCATTCTTCATTAAATGAAGATGCATCAGGCACAGCCAGAAAATTTGCCCAACACATGTCTAAAAAAGAAGGTAAAAAATTTACTGTAACCCCAGGTTCAGTTGATGAAAAATCATTTGATTTAGATGTAGATGGAGAAGAATATATGGGTGGAAGTTATCTTGTAAAAGATAATGGAGATATTGTTAACGTAGCCGCAGGTAACGAAGTTTACGGTAATGTAAACCAGTTAGAGGAAGGTGAAGCCGCTTACGAATACGAAAAAGGTAAAAAAGCAGGTGAAAAAATGAAAAAATCTGAATTAAAAGAAATTTATATAGCTCATTTAGATAAGGAATTAGATATGAGTATTTTATCTTATATGGCTGATGTTTTTATATCAAACGCTAAGGATGGTGATAAAAGGTATAAACAATTTATTGATTTAACCCTTAGAGATGCTATATTTGATGTTATTGGTATACTTAACAGTAAAAGACACCCACTTTATAAAGATGCATTAGAAGAGTACAATACCGTAGAAGCAGATAAAGCTAGAGGAATATTTAAGGAAAATAAATCACAATCAAAAATGAAAAAATCAGATCTTAAATTAAAAATCAAAGAAATGATTTTAGCCGAACAAGGTAAAAAAGTAGAAGAAGTTGATTTTTTAGCAGAAATAGAAGATATGTTAGATGAGGAAAGTAAATTTGATACAGTTAAAAAAGTCCGTATTGCTGGATTTATCAAAGCACTTGATGCTCTTGTAGATGAATACCATGCAGAATTATACTTATCTGATGATTTGTTTGCTGCTATTGAAATGGCTAAAAAGGCAGCTATGGATGCAATAAATTTAAATGAGGCCGAGGGAGATGAGGAAGTTGATGTTGATGTAGAAGCAGCAGCCGATACTACTACAGTAGATGTTTCAACAGATGAAGTAGATCCTAATGTAAAAGCAGTTCAAGATGCTCTAACACAAGCTCAAGCAGCCGCTCAAGATTTAAATGATCCTAAACTATCAGATCAAATAGGTAATACAATTACATTCTTTACAAGAAGCCACATAGTTAAAAAACCGGGTGGTGCTGTAACTGAATCCATGTTTCCAATGTTAAAGAAAATTTTAAAATAATTATGCTTAACGAACGCGAACTTACCAAAACTGAACTAGAAAAACGTGAAGAGGTGATTAAAAACCTTAAGAAACAAAAAAAAGAACTAGTAAAACGTTATGGTAAGGACGCTGAATCCGTAATGTATGGTCGCGCAACTAATATAGCTAAAAAACAAGCCGAATCAATGAACCAAGAAAGACTAAAAGAACTAATTAAATCCTCTTTAATGAAAGAACAAGATATTGAGGTAGGAGCCGACCGATTTACAGGTGAGGAAGATTTATCACAAGCATCCATGATGCTAAGTGATCTAGAAACTAAACTAAAATCACATGACTGGTTTTACATGATGTCAGATGATAATAGAGTATTCCAAAATGGGGCAGCCGAGCAAAGCAAAATAAGATCCATTATGAAAACTCTTACAGACATAGGGTATGGTGATGATGCCAAATCATTATACAATCAATACGCCCCTTACACCCCAGGTGGTTCTGACATGAGGATGAAAGAAGCAAAAAAACCATTTCCTGATTTAACAGGTGATGGTAAAGTAACTAAAGCCGATATCTTAAAAGGTAGAGGAATTAAATTAAAAGAAGGATATTATGGTGATACTAATGTAGAATCATATATTAGTGCTATCGGGTACAATTCATTTGAAGAATTTTTTATTGATAACCCAGGAGGTGAAGAAGCATTAATGAGTTGGATTGAGAGTATTCCAGAATTTAAAACTCAACTTATGGATTCAGGAATGTTTAATGAAAATATAAAAAAATCTTTAGGTGAGGATTTGGATTTAGGTCATCAAGACAACGAACCACATATGATTAAAGGTGAATTATATCGTATTTGAAAATATGCTATGGAGCTTTATCAAATGGTAGACCAATTTGAAGGTCCAGGTGAAGTAGATTTTCCTGCTTGGTGGCAGTCTAAAATTACTACAGCCGCTCATAATATGGTTTCTGCCAAACATTATCTTGATTTTGAACTTAAAGAACCATCTATTGATGCTATGGTAGGTGTTGCCTCTGATGAAGAGATAATCGATGAGAATAAAATTGGTAAGGATGAAATTTTAGCAGGTAAAATTACTAAAGCACTTAAAGCAATGACTAACAAAGATGCTTCAGACCAAAGTAACCTTAAACAAGCTAGAATAGCTTTAAATAAAGGTAATATAGATGCTGCTGAAAAAATAGCCAAACCTTATATATCAGAAAAAATTATACAAAAACTAAAGTCTAAATAATGACTAGAAATGAGTTAAAAGAAAAAATTAAAATTCTAGCTAAACAGGTGTATTCAAAAGATACGCCTGTTGACTTAGATACTCCTTCTAACATTAATTTAGATATAGAAGAAACATTTCCTGTTTTAGCCAAGTTTCCAGACCTTAAAAAAACTATTGTAGATTTATTTACAAAACAATACGAATTATTTATTGAAGATATTCAATGGGTTGCACCACGTCCTACTACATTTAGAATATTATTAGCAAACGGTGAAACCTTTTTTCTACATTACACCCCTAGAAGTTGGGTTGCTACTATTGAAGGTAAAAAATATTATCTTACTAATCTTGGAGAGGAAGAACAAGCCGCTCAAACATTAGCAAGAGTATTATCTTATGGTCAAAAAGCAGAGGCAACTCCTGATGAAGAAACATCAGCCGAGCCTGCTGAAGACCCAGTAGAAACACCAGAAGAAACACCCACTGAAGAACCAGAGGTTTAAATAAAATATTATGGACGCACTAGATTTATTTTTTAAAAAGTTTTCATACAAATTTGATAAAGGTTATCCTGATATGGGTAATCCTAAAGATGTTATGTTGTTAGAATCTATACTAAAAGAATTAGATATTAATTTAAAAGAATCATTGTTGTTGGAAATAACAGATAGAGAAATCAATACTAACACTAAAAAAGCAGTTGAATATATTTTAAGTAATGCTAATTCCGAGTTAGGATTTAAACCACAAAGTGATAAAAATCGTTTAGGTAATCCTAATAAAATAGATTCTGAAAAAATAATTCAACTTTTTAAAGATTTATTAGGAGCTGAAAACATAACTACTTATAGTCCCAAACAAGGACCTAATCCATCAGGTAAATTTTCAATGTATGAAATGGATACTGATAAATTTGGTATGATTAGAATTATTGTAAGTGGTGGAGGTAATGAAGGAGAAAAATATGAGCAAAATTTTGTAGCTAAAGCTAAAGAAAATGTAGGTAAACCTAATAATGAATTACCTAATGATTTAAAAACATTATATGATAAATTAGGTATTGATAATACTAAATTAATTGCTAACAATATTAAATTTGCTGGTGCTACAGATACTAAAAGAAGTTTAAGTTTAGATGGTCCTCAAGATATAGGTAAAACAATATCGGATTTAACTATAACCTATGATAATAAAGAATATTTTATTTCATTAAAAAACGTAGCCGGTAGTGGAGTTTATAGTGGTCCTAATGTTCCTTTTATTTATGAAAAAGATGGTAAAGTTGTTTATGATGAAAGTAAAAAAAATACTACTCCATCGATAGCTTTATTGTTTGATATTTTTAATATTGATTCTCAAAAATTAGCTGATGGATTAAATCAGTATGTAACTAAAGAAGGTACGGAAGGTAGTTGGTCTAAAGCTGAAATTGACACTGAAAAGTTTAAAAAATTATTAGCTTCATCTTTAGGTTATGGTTATTATTATGTTAGAGAAACCAAACCAGGTGAAGTAAAAGTTATATCTTTACTTTCACCTGAAGATGCTCAAAATGCTATTGGTAACATTACTAACACAGAAATAAAATACCCAGGACCAAACACAAAACAATTAACTATGAAGATAGATACCAACAGTCCTATTTTTGGCATCTCTCAATATCAAGTTTCAATTAGGAATACCTCAGGTAAATTATTACCTTTATCATTACGGATTAGTAAAACTAAATAATATTTATAACTATGGATTTAAAAAAACTAATTAAAGAGGTGTTATATAGTGATTGCTGCAAAGCAGTTAAACCTACTAGAGCGCCTATATTAAATGAAAGCATAGCTCCACGTGATATATTGTCTGAGGGATTAAAATATCATATAGACAATAAAAAACCGCTTACCGAGCATGTATATCGTGCTGGTTCATCCAATTATTTTAATTTATGGGCAGAAGCAAGAGCATTATATACTCGTGGTGTTTTAGATTTTACAGGAGATGATTTAGAGATATTAACCGAAACACATTTGGGTGAATATGGTATTGTATACGAGATTGAAGTTGGAGATAAAGTAAAATCATCCAAAGAATACGGTGGATTATCAGGTGAAGTAGTTGATATTAAAGGTTCATTTATTGTAGTTAAAACAAAAGAAGGAAACCAATCATATCACGAATCTGATTTACGAGTATTAAATAAAGAAGGTAAAAAAGTTCCATTAGATTTTATAATGGAGGAAGTTGAGGAAAAATTAGACGAAGCTAAAAAAGATAAAAAGAAAGACCCACCAATTGGAAAACCAAAACGTGGTGGATCGAAGAAATTTTATGTTTATGTAAAAGATAAAGGTAAAGTTAAAAAAATATCATTTGGTGATACATCAGGATTATCAGCTAAAATAAATAATTCAAAGGCTAGAGCTGCTTTTTCTAAAAGACATGATTGTCCTAATAAAAAAGACCGTACAAAAGCATCTTACTGGTCTTGTAGGTTACCAAGGTACGCAAAGTTATTAGGTTTAAAATCTAATTTTAGCGGTTTTTGGTAAATCTATTTAACTATATTTATAATAAATAAGATGAGTAACTTTGATTTAAAAAAATATTTAGCCGAAAATAAGCTGTTTGAGGCAGCTATGGCTTGTCCTCTTCCTACTCAAGATCTAGAACTAAACACTAAAAACAGAGACTCAGCTATTAAAGCAGATTATATTAAATATGGTCCTTTAAATGTAGATGAACCTGGAGAATTTTGGGAGGAATTAGCGGAACACTGGGACACAACCGTTGAAGCAGCCGAACAATCTTTATGTGGTAATTGTGCGGCTTTTGATATTTCTCCAAGAATGGAAGATTGTATGCCTGGTGAACTATCAGATAAAGATGGTAAGTTAGGATATTGTTGGATGCATAGTTTTAAATGCCATTCCGCTCGTACTTGTAGAACATGGGCTAAAGGTGGTCCTATTGTAAAAGATACTATATCTTACGATTGGCAAGAACGTAAAGGGGAATAACATGATTAAACTTAAAACACTTTTAAAAGAAGTGCTTAATCAAAATATAGTTAATACTATATTAGATGAATTAGAGCCTACTATAAAAGATATGATATCTCAAATAGAGGAATGGTATGTTGAAAAGTTTCAAAAACCTGTTACTGAATATGATAGGGAAATGTTTAGGTGGAGTCTTATTGTAGATTTAGTTAAGGCCGTTGAATCATATACTAAACCAACTGATAAACTTGTTTCTATAAGTGCAAGAAGATCAGGCAAAGGAAGCATTCAAATATCCGCCCAAATTGAAAGGGATGGAACGGTATATCCCTTTGAAACAGAAGCTATATTAGCTGGTGGTTATAGTATTCAACAATTACATTATCGTTATATTACCAAAACCAGATTAGGAAAAACAGGTAACTCAGAAATTACTTCTGTTTATAAAGAAAAAATTAAGAAACTATCTAAAATAGAAAAAATTAATCAAGAAATTGAAGGTTTTCAAAAGCAAATAGATAGATTAAATAACGAAATAGAAACAAATTCTAAATTAAGTGATAAAGAAATTATTAATTTAGTAACAGCATCCCCCGATTATTATGAATGGCCTTCTTGGGAGGAAATAATTCGGAGGGATGCGGCAAAAAACTATGATAATGATGAGGCTGCTTATAATAAAGCAAAAACAGATTCTTATAATAATATAGTTCCTGGATGGAAAAAGAAAAATATTGGTTGGAAACAAGATCATTTAAAATCATTACAAACTGCGGTAAATAAACTCCAAAAGAAACTCACACAATCTACGATATGAATGAAACCATATAAGGATATAGAGGTTACAAATAAATATATCATCAGAGAGTTTGATGATAATATTGACCCTATTGAATTACTTTGGCATCGTGATAATGAGGATAGAACAGTTGAAATAATAGGTGAAACAGATTGGAAGTTACAATTAGATAATCAATTGCCGACTTCTTTAAATTATCCAATATTTATAAAAAGACATGAGTGGCATCGTGTTATTAAAGGAACTGGAACTCTAAAACTAAAAATACACAAATCGTGAAATATCAATTAACAGAAGAAATATTATTACTTCAAAAAAGAGCAGGTATTATTACTGAATCAGAATATCAAGAAAGATTATCTGAGGTTGATATTGATTTGGATGATAAAGAACAATTTTATTTAAATAGGTTTCCTAAATTTATAGACTGATTCATAGACAGTCGTGCTTTCCCAGGGGTTAAATTATATAGAGCTGTGGCCTACCTTAAAAAGTGGGCCACTTTTAATTTGGAAAAAATAAAAAAATATATTATATTGAGATGTTAGATATGAATAAAAAAATTGTAATCGTAGGAGCAGGTGTAGCAGGAGTAAATGCTGCTACTAAATTAGTAGACAATGGATACCCAGGTCATCTAATAACCCTGATAGATATGGGTAAAGACCCTTATAACAGAAAACCTGAGGAAGTAATGACAGGTTTCCTAGGTGCTGGAGGTTGGTCTGATGGTAAATTAACTTATCATACAGCTATTGGAGGACAATTATCTAAGTATACAGGTGAGGAAAAGGCAATGAAACTAATGGATGAGGTTATTAATAACTTTAAACGTTTTCATCCTAAACCAGAGGAAGTACAATGTTCAAATCCTATTACTGAACCAGATTTTATTAAACCATATTTTGGTTTACGATTATTTCCTGTTTGGCACGTAGGTACAGATTATCTATCTGAGATTGCTAAAAATTGGTATGATTATTTAGTATCTAAAGGTGTAAAATTTATTTGGGAAGAAAAAGTATTTAAAATTGATTTTGAATCTCGTTTAGTGTATTTTACTTATAAAAATCAAGTTGGGGAAGGTGCTATTGAATATGATGAACTTATTTTTGCAGTAGGAAAATCAGGTATTGACTTTGCTCAAGAATTAGCTCAACAATATGAATTACCAGATGAACCTAAATCAGTACAGATTGGAGTTCGATTTGAGGCACCACAAGAACATTTCCAAAAATTAATTGATATTAGTTATGATTTTAAATTATATCGTAAATTTGAGGATAAAGGTGTTTCATTAAGATCATTTTGTACAAATAATAATGCAGCTTATGTTGCTGTAGAGGAAACATACGGGGATTATAGTTACAATGGTCATGCTAAAAAAGATATGCGTTATAGAAACGATATGACCAATTTTGGTATCTTAATGGAAATCAATGGTATCGAGGATCCATTTGCTTGGTCAAGAAAATTAGTTAAAGAATGCCAAATTAAAGATAAAGGATTATATTATTCCCCCTCTCGTACAGTTTCAACAACATCTGAAGGAAATCAAGTAGATGCTTTTCAAATTGGATTAGAAGAATTATTTAAAGTTAGAGAATCATTTCAAGGTTATTTTCAATATATTGAAGATTTTATTGAGGATATGAAAAAAATATTTCCAACATTAGGTGATGATTGGGGTGTTTATATTCCCGAGGTAAAATATCTTTCACCTGAAGTGAAAGTAAATTATAAAAATTTATCTTTAGTAGATTATTCTAATGTTCACTTTGTAGGAGATGCTTTATCGGCTCGTGGTATAACTGTAAGTGGGGCTCAAGGTATTCTATCAGTAGAATCTATATTAGAGAAAGAGTGGGATAATACATCAGGAGATGTAATTCATTTTTAATTTGGATAAGCAATATATTTTTATTATATTACAATCATGACCAAAAAGTATCAACAAACTAAAAAACTAAAAAAAGCAGATGGAACTATTGCTTATGTTTTTGATGGTAAATTACATAATTGGGAAGGTCCAGCTTTAATTCCTGAAGGTGATAATCGTAGAAGAGAATATTATCTTCATGGCATTCAATATACAGAAGATGGTTGGAAAGAAGCAAGACGTAATCGTGAGGGATTACCATGGTACAAGACAGCTTTAGGTCAAGCAGGTCAAAATAGAAACTAAATATGAAGATAGGTTTTTGTGGTTCAATGAGTGTAGGTAAAACAACTCTTGTTAATGCTTTAAAAGATTTACCTGAATTTGTAGACTATAATTTTGCAACTGAACGTTCTAAATATCTACGTGATTTAGGTATTCCATTAAACACTGATTCAACATTAAAAGGTCAGATTATATTTTTAGCAGAACGTGCTGCTGAATTATTACAAGTTAATATTATTACAGATAGAACTGTAATTGATGTTATGGCTTTTACTAGAGCTGCTGAATCTATTAGTTATTATGAATCTGAAAAGTTTAATGAATTAGCACGTAACTTATTACATGAATATGATTATTTATTTTATGTTTCTCCTGAAGGAGTAGAAATAGAGGATAATGGAGTAAGAACTACAGATGCTAATTATAGAGAAGTTATTAATAATCTTATTAAACTAGATTTAAACAGAAATCAACACCGTATTAAAAATCTAATAACCATATCAGGTACAACGGATGAACGTATCTCAAAAATTAAAGAAACAATTTTTGGGTAATATTTATAACCATGAAAGCATCTGAATTTAAAAAATTCATTAAAGAAGAAATTATAGGAATTTTATCTGAAATTGAAGGTACTATTTCTACTAAAGACCCTAAAAAAGCAGAAGAATTAGCTAAAAAAGGATTAAATGTTACTGTAACTGAGGATGAAGATGAAGATAAAGAACCTACTAAAGCTGAACTTGCTAAAGAAAAAGTAAAAGGTGCTCCTTCTAAATTTAAAGTACCAAATTCTGATTTTGAGGATTTTAAATCAAGACTTAAAACTTTAGTTACTAAAGTAAAAGCAATGGATAAAGGAGTCGAAAAAGATAAAAAAATGGCTGCTTTAAAACAGTTTATCAAAAAACCTGAATTGATTAAAGCGTTTAAAGAAAGAGACGTTAAAATTGATACTGGTGGATTAGTTGGTTAATGAAAATAAAAATAGAATATATTGTAATTGCAATATTACTTGCAATAATTGTCTGGTTATCTAAATGTGATAATACGTTTATTTCTACTGGAAAAACTTCCATAAAGGTTATAGAAATAACTAAATGGGATACTTTTACAGAACATGATACTATACTTAAACCTAAATGGAATAAATACACAGTAACTGTTCATGATACTATTCATGATTCTTTTCCATACCCAGTAGGAACTATTTTAGCTCAAACCGAGGATTCATTACACGTAAAAAATGATTCTACTGATATTTTAGTTAAGTATTCTATTTTAAGTGAAAATCCATTGATTAAAATTACTAAATTTATGGATTATAAAGTTAAAAGAAAAGAAATTAATACTATTGTAACTAATGAGGTTGTAAGAAAACATTCTTTATTTTTAGGCTCTGATATTGCGTTAGGAGGAAATGGTTTTATACTAGCTAACGGTTCTTATGAATTTGAAGGTAAAACTCAATATAATTTAGGATTAGGATTTAATTTTCGATTACAACCTATTATAAAGTTAGGAATATCCTGGCAAATACTAAAATAATATGAGTGAAGCTAATATAAAAGAAATTATAAAACAAGAATACATCAAATGTGTACAAGATCCTGCACATTTTATGAAAAAATACTGCCACATACAACATCCACAACGTGGCCGTGTTCTATTTAACTTATACCCATTCCAGGATAAAGTACTACATTTATTAAAAGATAATCCTTATTCTATTATATTGAAATCTCGTCAGTTAGGTATATCAACTCTAGCTGCTGGACATTCTTTATGGTTAATGTTATTTCATAAGGATAAAAACGTACTTTGTATAGCAACCAAACAAGAAACTGCTAAAAACATGGTTACTAAGGTTAAGTTTATGTATGATAACTTACCTTCTTGGCTTAAAATACCAGCAGATGAACATAATAAATTAACACTTAGGTTAAGTAATGGTTCCCAAATTAAAGCAACATCCGCATCCAGTGATGCAGGTCGATCAGAAGCCGTTTCTTTATTGATTATAGATGAGGCAGCATTTATTGAAAACATAAGTGAAATTTGGGCCTCAGCTCAACAAACATTAGCAACGGGTGGTGGTGCTATTGTATTATCTACCCCATATGGTACAGGTAACTGGTTTCATAAAACTTGGGCCTCAGCAGAAAACCAAGAAAATGATTTTTTACCTATTAAATTACCTTGGTATGTACATCCTGAGAGAGATGAAGTATGGAGAAAACGACAAGATGAATTATTAGGTGATCCTAGATTAGCATCCCAAGAATGTGATTGTGATTTTAATACCTCAGGTGATGTAGTATTTTACAGTGAGTGGATAGAATTTATTCAACAAACAACCATACAAGATCCTGTTGAAAGAAGAGGCGCAGACCATAATTTATGGGTTTGGGAACCAGCCGATTATACAAGAGATTATATGGTAGTAGCGGACGTTGCTCGTGGTGATGGTAAAGATTTTTCAACATTCCATGTAGTAGACATTTCCACTAATGTTCAGGTAGCTGAATATAAAGGGCAAATTCCCCCAAAAGAATTTGGTTACTTTTTAGTAGCTATAGCCACAGAATATAACCAAGCATTATTAGTAATTGAAAATGCCTCTATTGGATGGGCAACTATCGATTCAGTACTAGAAAGAGGATATAAAAACATATATTATTCACCTAAGAGTGATACTTTAACAGTTGATTCGTATTTTCACCAATATGAGAATAGCACTAATGTTACCCCTGGATTTACTATGTCTTTAAGAACACGACCTTTAGTCATAAATAAACTTAGAGAATATATTGGTGATAAATCAGTAGTTATTAGATCAAAAAGACTGTTAGAGGAAATGAAGGTTTTTATTTGGAAAAATGGTAGACCAGAGGCACAAGTAGGTTATAATGATGATCTAGTAATGCCTTTTGGAGTAGCAATGTATCTAAGAGATACATCATTAAAATTCCAACAACAGTCTCATGATTTAACTAGAGCAGCTCTTAACAATTTTTCAAAAGGCACCTCTTATCAAGGAGGTTACACAGGTAATAACATTCCAAACCCATACTCCATTAAGACGAGCAATGGTGAGGAAGATATTAGCTGGCTTTTATAATATTTATTAATATATTTTATGGCAGATACTAAATTATTTACACGTTTACAACGATTATTCTCTACTGATGTAATCATCCGAAATCAAGGAGGAAATCAATTAAAAGTTTTAGACGTAGATAGCATACAAAGATCCGGTGATGTAGCAACTAACTCTCTAGTAGATAGATACAACCGTATTTACTCTCCTGCTGCCTCTTCTCTATACGGTCAACAATTAAACATTAACTATCAATATCTTAGAACGTTTATATATTCGGATTATGATATTATGGACCAAGATGCCATTATTGCCTCTGCTCTTGATATAGTGGCTGAAGAATCTACTTTAAGAAATGAAATGGGGGAAATGCTCCAGATCAGATCTAACGATGAGGATATTCAACAAATACTTTATAATTTATTTTATGATGTATTGAATATTGAATTTAATCTTTGGTCTTGGATTCGTCAAACATGTAAATATGGTGATTTTTTCTTAAAATTAGAGGTTGCAGAAAAATTTGGTGTGTATAATGTAATTCCTATTACAGCATACCATATGGAAAGACAAGAAAATTTTGATCCTGAACGTCCAAATGCTATACAATTTTTATATTCGGCTGAGGGAGTATATGGAGGTAGTTCAGGGTATTATGCTGTTCCAGATGTTGCCTCTAGACAAAAAAATGAGAATAGAGTTGTATTAGATAATTATGAGGTAGCACATTTCCGTTTAATAACAGATGTAAACTATTTGCCTTATGGTCGTTCATATATTGAACCTGCCCGTAGATTATATAAACAATATGCTTTAATGGAAGATGCTATGTTAATACATAGAATTTCTCGTTCCCCTGATAGACGTGTTTTTTACATTAATGTTGGTTCTATTCCTTCTAATGAGGTAGAAAATTTTATGCAAAAAACAATCACTACAATGAAACGTACTCCATTAGTAGATGAAAGAACAGGTGAATATAATTTAAAATACAATTCTCAAAATATGATGGAAGACTTTTACATCCCTGTAAGAGGTAATGATTCATCAACTAAAATAGAGAATCTACCTGGTCTTACATACGATGGTATTGCGGATGTTAACTACTTAAGAGATAAATTATTTGCTGCCCTTAAAGTACCAAAAGCATTTATGGGTTATGATGAAAATATTCAAGGTAAAGCAACATTAGCGGCCGAGGATATTAGATTTGCTCGTACTATCGACCGTATTCAACGTATTATGTTATCTGAATTGTATAAAATTGCTATTGTTCATTTATACTCTCAAGGATATACAGCAGATAATTTAGCAAATTTTGAATTAAATTTAACTACCCCCTCCATCATATATGATCAAGAAAGAGTAGCTTTAATGAAAGAGAAAATTGATTTAGCCGCTCAAATGGTTGAATCAAAACTAGTATCTACAGATTGGATTTATGAAAATATATTCCATTTCAGTCAGGATCAATATGAGGAAATGAGAGATTTAGTTGCTCAAGACCAAAAACGTGCCTTCAGATACAAACAAATAGGTGAAGAAGGAAACGATCCATTAGAAACAGGTAAATCATATGGTACACCTCATGATTTAGCATCTCTATATGGTAAAGGCAGATATGAGGATAACTCCTTACCCGATGGATATGATGAAAAAGCACCTTTAGGTCGTCCTAAAGAAAGAGTATCTAATATTAATACTCAAGATAATGCTTTTGGTAAAGATAGATTAGGAAAAGATGCTATGAGAAACGATGACCAAGAGGGATATGGTAGATCTAAAAAAGATTCCTCTTCATTTGCTTTAGAAACAAAATTCAAAAATAAAACATTAATTGAATCTTTACAAAAAGTAAATATCTTTAATAAGAAGAAAGATGGGCATTCTTTATTAGATGAATCAAATTTAAAGGAGTAAAAGATTATACATATTTATAACAAAACTACTGGAGTGAATATAAAACATTCAAAATATAAGAATACGGGACTTTTGTTCGAACTATTAGTTAGACAAATAACCTCTGATACTTTATCTGGTAAGGATTCTAAAGCGGCTTTAATACTTAAAAAATATTTTGTTAAAACAGAATTAGGAAAAGAGTATAAACTGTATGAAACCTTATCGAAATATAAAAATTTAACAGAAGGAAAAGCAGATGTAGTTATTACTACTATTATTGAATCATCCAAAAATTTAAATAGAGGTATTCTAAAAAGATTAAAATATAATTTAATCCAAGAAATCCAAAAACATTATAATTTAGATGAGTTTTTTAAAACCAAGTTACCTAATTATAAACTACATGCCTCATTATACACGTTAGTAGAGGTATATAACAGCGATAATCTATCTACACCAGACCAGATAATTAATAATAAGATTACGTTAATAGAACACCTAACCTCCAAACAAATTGATAAACAAAAGGTAGAAGATAGTATAATGGAGGAATTTAAATCATATGATAAAGACCTTAGAATTTTAACATATAAAGTAATGTTAGAAAAATTCAATGGAAAATATGATGCTTTGAATTTAAACCAAAAGTCCGTTTTAAGAGAATTTATCACTTCTGTAGATTCTACTCCTAAATTAAAAGATTTTTACAATACGAAAATCAATGAAATTAAATCTTCATTATCTTTATTAACTAAACAAATAGAAAATAAAGCAACTCGTATTAAATTGCAAGAAATAAATAACATTATTAATCCTTTAGGAAAAACATCTTCAATAGGAAATGATGATTTAGTTAATCTATTACAATATTATGAATTATTAGAGGAATTAACTAATATCCATGGATAATTTTAAGTATAAGTTAAATAAAATAAATGAAGTTCTTAAACCAAAGGATGTTGATGTTGATTTAATCAAACGATTAGAAGATCAATATGGTCCTGTGGATATGGAACGTGATTTTTTTTCCGATAATTTAGATACTTATTTTAAAACATCTACCGTTGATCCTGAAACCGGTTCTGTAGGACATAAGATTATTAAATTAGCTTCCTTTAGTGAAAGTTTACAAAATTTATACACAGCATTTAAATCGTTAAGAGCACTTTCTGTAACCCCTGAAGGTAAAAATGATAAAAAAGTTGTTGAAACTTTAGTTAAAGTAAGAGAAGCATTTAATGGTTTTAGAACATATTTGCGTAGATATTATCCTGACCAATACGAATCCATTAAAGATAGATTAGATGAAATGTCTACTGTAGGTGGAGGTAGTGGTCAAGCAGGATTCACATCAGGCACATCAGGTGAAAATTATGCTACACCATATGCTTTTAAATACAAATTAAAAAAGAAATCACTAAAAGAAGACAACTTTAATGTTGATACTTTTATTAATGATTTAAATATTCCTAATCCAGCATTAACTAATTGGATTAGAGATAGAGTTGAGGCTTTTGATACTATAGAAAGACAATTAAATCAATTGATACCTTTACTTCAACAAGCTAAAAAAGATACAATCAAACAATACAGTCAAAAACCTGATTTTCGAGTTATATACGGTACCGATTTAACTCAAGAATATTTAGAAGACATAATACAACTATTTAAACAACCTGAATAATATGACACTACAAGATCAATATTTACTTATTAAAGAAGGAAAAGGTGATAAAAACTTTTTCTTAAAACAAGCAAGACTCCAATTCCCCAATTGGATTACTGTTCATAATGATTTTAATACTACTGTTAATATATTAAAAAATAAAAGTATTTTATCTGAAGCAGAGGTTAAAGCCGTTAACAAAGAAGTTGAAAAATCTATTTTAGATTTAGAAACAAAAAACTATGACTATAAAAACAAAAAAAATATAGATAATTTATATGGTCAATCTTTTTTAAATGGTTTTTATGCTGAAATGAAAGATCCAGCTAATGAAAGCAAAACCGTAGAACAATTAAAAGATATCGTGGCTAAAAATATGGCTAAAGATGTTAATTATTATTCTAAAAATGCTATGTTTGGTATTAAGGGTTTAAAAGGTGAACAATTAGAGGACCCTAAAGCCCCCAAAGGTAAATATAAATCGAGTGGTTATGGTGATTTAAAAGAATCCATAAACGACTTTTTTAAGAAATAAAAATAAAATGAAGCAAGTATTAATCGAAACTATACCTTTTTCAGTATCCCCTGTTCAATTACATGAGGGAATGAAAGCACCTTCTGGTAATCCACTAGTAGAAGGAATACTTGCTACAGCCGAAGTTAAAAACGGTAATGGTAGATATTATCCTAAAGAACTATGGCAACGAGAAATTGATAAGTACCAACAGATAGTAAAAGAAAATAGAGCAACAGGTGAATTAGATCATCCTGAATCATCTATTATATCTTTAAAAAATGTATCTCATATTATTAGAGAAGTATATTGGAACGGAGATAAAGTAATAGGTAAAATAGAAATCTTACCCACAGTATCGGGTAATATTTTAAAAGCACTTATTGAAAATAATGTACAAGTGGGTGTATCATCTCGTGGTATGGGTTCATTAAAAGAAATAAATGAAGGTACTTTAGAGGTACAAGATGATTTTGAATTACTATGTTGGGATTTTGTTTCTACCCCATCTAATCCAGGTTCATACATGCAACTAGTTAAAGAAGGTTTAGAACCAGCCAAAATAAATAAATACAATAAAGTAAATTCTATTATCACAGAAATACTTTGCTCACAAGGTACTTGCCCTATATTTTAACCCCTCTAAGGATAGTCTCCTTAGATCGACCCTCCCCTAAAAAGGAGGGTTTCTTTTTCTACTTTGAAGAATTATCATATATGTATATTCGTAATATGTGATTTCTATATCACATTACTATTAAAAATATCTATTACGCTTCGACATTAGTCAAAAATAAGCGTACTTCCAAAAAATTATTTGAGGACAAAAAACAAAAAATGGCAAACAGAGATTTACTTAAAGAAGCCATTGCCGATGCTAAAGCTGTTAAGGAAACAGCCATCGCCAATGCAAAAGCAGCTTTAGAGGAAAGTTTCACCCCTTACTTGAGAGAAAAGTTAGCAGCAAAACTCCAAGAAATGGATGATGAAGATTCTAAAGAAACGAATGAAATGAAAAAAAAGGAACTTGAAGAAAACTATGATTCTGTAGATGAAATGGATTCAGACAAAATGTATGAAGAAGAACATATGGAAGAAGAGTTAGATCTTGAGGAACTTTTAAGAGAGTTAGATGAATTAGAAGAAGGTGATGATTCAGTAGATGAAAGATTAGGTACAATCAACGATCCTACAGGCGACTACGAACACGGTAATTTAGCTGAAGCTGAAGAAGGATACGAAGACAGCGATGCTGATGGTATTGAAGATTCAGAAGATGAAGAAATCGATATCGAAGGTATGGATGAGAATGATCTTAAGAAATTTATCGAAGATGTAATTGCCGATATGGTAGCCTCTGGTGAGCTAGAAGGTAACATGGAAGGTGAAGAAGAAATGGAAATGGAAATTACAGAACGCAAAAAGTTAAAATCATCCAAAATGGTAAAAGAAAACCAATCTAGTTCTCCAAAATTATTAGATTTTATTGATGGTGATAATTCCCAAGCCCTTAAAACTTACAAAATGTTAGGTTTTGATGTTATGATAGATGATGAAGCTAACAATGAATATGTAGCTGAATTAGATTTTAAAGGGTATGATTGGTTAGCTGTATTAGCTATGTTAGAAGATTGTGAAAGAATGGGTGTAAAACCTTTCATGACATGGAATGGTGAAAACTATGAGTTTGAAGAAGCTATGAAATTAGCTGATGAAAAAGCAGCTGTTGATGATATGGATGATGAAGGAAGAGGAACTAGATTAGAAGCAAAACACATGAAAAAAGAACTTGATGAAGCTTATGCTGCTCTAAGAACTATTAAAAATGAGCTTAATGAAGTTAATCTTTTAAATGCTAAATTACTTTACACTAACAAAATTTTCAAAGCACAAAATTTGACTGAACGTCAAAAAACAAAAGTATTAGAAGCTTTCGACCAAGCTACTAGCGTTAAGGAAACTAAATTAGTTTATGAAACTTTAATCACTAATATTAAACCCTCATCTGTTATTAAAAACAACATTAATGAGTCATTAATTAAAGGTGTTACTTCTAAACCAATGGTTAAACCTAGTAAGCAACCAATCGTTGAAACTGATAATCAAGTTGCAAGATGGCAAAAATTAGCCGGAATTATTAAATAAGAAAAACAAAAAACACAAAAAAACAAAACAATGTCACAAATACAACAACTTTTAGAAAGCTCAGCTGGTTCATGGAAGAACTTGCAGAGCGATGCATCCAGATTAGCCGGTAAATGGGCTAGAACTGGCTTATTAGAAGGTCTTAACGAGGTTGAGAAAAATAACATTTCTATGTTATTAGAAAACCAAGCTAAACAATTAGTAGTTGAAACCAACACAATTTCAACTAATTCAGGATATACCTCAGGTACCCAGGGTGAAAACTGGGCGGGTATTGCTCTTCCTTTAGTACGTAAAGTATTCGGAAATATCGTAGCTAAAGAATTCGTTTCTGTTCAACCAATGAATATGCCTTCAGGTCTAGTATTCTTCTTGGATTTCCAATATGGTAATTCTAAGAATCCTTTTACCGCTGGTGATTCTTTGTATGGTGATAGAAATGCATCTGGTCAATTCCCCTTCTCTACTCCTGCTGCTGAAGGTGGTTTATACAATCCTGCAAACAAATTCACTTACTCTACTAACCAAACTTCATCAGTTGTTTCAGCTGCTGTTACTTCAGGTTCAACCGTATGGCAAGAATTAAATTTTGATTCTACTTACTCAGCTTCAGCTGCTGCAGGTACAGTTAAAAAAGTAACTATTTCTTCTGCTAGAACCGTTTTAGCAAATTTTGATGCAGATGCAGTAAGAGGATTTACCTTACTTTCAGGATCAGCATTTACTGTAGATAAGTTGTTACCACAGTTTACTACTTACAACTACACAGCTAATACAATTGCTTTCTTCTTTACAGCATCTACCGCTGAAACGAATGGTACTGCAACTTCTGCTGGTTCAACTGTATTCTACAATAAATTAACCACTGATATTAACAGAGGTGATTTTGAAGATTCAGGTTCTTACTCAATTCCTAACGCTCAGAGTGCTACTACTATTATCATTCCTGAACTTAACGTTAAGATGCAGTCTCAAGCTATTACAGCTAAGACTAAGAAATTAAAAGCTAGCTGGACTCCAGAATTTGCTCAAGATTTGGCCGCTTACCAGAACATCGATGCTGAAGCTGAATTGACTAACATGATGAGTGAGTACATTTCAATGGAAATTGATATGGAAATCTTGGAAATGTTGATCGAAGATGCTGCTGCTGGAACTGAATACTGGTCTGCTGTAAACAACGTAACTATCTCTACTGAAGGTACTTTCGGTAATGCTGGTTTCTACAATACTCAAGGACAATGGTTCCAAACTTTGGGAACTAAAGTTCAGAAATTGAGCAACAAGATTCACCAATTGACTCTTAGAGGTGGTGCTAACTTCATCGTAACTTCTCCAACAGTTGCAACTATCTTGGAATCAATCCCTGGATTTGCTTCTAACAACAACGGAGATTCTGCTCAAATGGAATATGCATTTGGTGTACAGAAAGTAGGTACTATCAACAACCGTTACAAAGTTTACAAGAATCCTTACATGACCGAAAACTTGATGTTATTGGGTTATAGAGGTTCTCAATTCTTGGAAACTGGTGCTGTATTTGCTCCTTACATTCCTTTGATCATGACTCCTCTTGTATACGATCCCGAAACCTTCACTCCAAAGAAAGGTTTGATGACTCGTTATGCAAAGAAGATGATTCGCCCGGAATTCTATGCGAAAATTTATGTTAGTGGTTTGAACACTATCTAATATAGATTTTTTTCTATAAAGAAGCCCCGAGAAATCGGGGCTTTTTTTTACTAGTATAGGCCTATATAATATGTATAGGTAACACAAGTTATATAAATAAAGTATTATGAAAGAAACACCAAGTAAGTTACCTATTCAAAGTTACGTAATGAACTTCCCCTTTTCCCTATCTACTTCTGATCCTAATAACATTTGGATGCAAGAATTAACAGATGATGAACTTTTAGTTAACCGTCCTAAAGCCTATAAACAGTTTATGGATTTATATCAGTTTATGGCTGGTGGTTCTTTAGTTTACCTATTACCATCCGAAGGTAATTTCCAAGACCAGGTTTATGTTGCCAATTTAGGTATTCATTTACCTCATATCAAGAACACTAATCAGATTTTACTATCAAACTTTTCCTCCGACCCTCGTAAAGGTGAGGAATTAGTTGGAGAGAAATTTTTTAATCAAATGGGTTATAAAACCACTATTTCCCCTTATAAATGGGAAGGTGAGGCTGATTTAAAATATCTTTATGGTAACAAATACATTGGTGGTTATGGTATCCGTTCTAACATCAAAACTTATGAGTGGATGGAAGAAAATTATAACATGGATATTATTAAGGTAGCTATGGTTGATGAGTATTTATATCATTTGGATTGTTCTATTTTCCCATTAAATACAGACCAAACAATAATTTGTACTGAATTATTTGATGAAGATGAGATTGTCGAAATTGAAAAACATACAGAGATTATTGATATATCAGCCGATGATGCCCTAGGTGGTTTAACTAATTCCGTTAAATATGGTAATATGATATTATGTGCATCCAATATTTCGGAATTAAAGAAAACACACGAATATTATGATGCCGAAAAACATAAGTTAGAAACATTAGAAAAAATATGTTCAAATGCTGGAATGGAACCAGTTGTATTTAACTTATCAGAATTTATGAAATCAGGTGCTATGTTATCTTGTATGGTTATGCATTTGAATAGAGTAGATCATAACAAAACTTTACTATAATGGCACAAACATTAGAAGAATGGTTAAATGGGGAAGTAAAACAACTCCAAAAACTTCCTGTAGGTGAATTATCTAATACATTTTTCTTTAGAGATCCAATCCGTCCTAATTTTATTGACCATGAATATTTTTACAGCCCAGCTGATGGAACTATTTTGTATCAAAGATTTATTAAAGACCCTACAGAACCAGTAGTTGAAATTAAGGGTATGAATTATACTCTTCAAGATGTAGTTGGTGATGATGAATACAATAAACCATCATTAGTTATCGGTATATTCATGTCGTTTTATGATGTTCACATCAATCGTATACCTTATGGAGGTATGCTTAAATATAAACCACTAGACGTGATAGAATCGATGAATAAACCCATGTTGGCGGTTGAAAAGGATATTTTAAGAAAAAAAATTAATCCTGCTAATATGGAGTATTTAAAGTACAATGAAAGAATGTGGAACCAAATTTATTCACCTTCTTTAGATTATACTTACTACCTAATTCAGATTGCCGATGAGGATGTAAATGTTATTTCTCACTTTACTAATGACCAAAACGATATTTTTGCTCAAAATGAACGTTTTTCTCAAATTCGCTGGGGTTCTCAAGTAGATCTTGTGTTACCTTTAGATGACAGATTCGATTTTAAACTTTGCCTGGATGATGCTATGCATGTTAATGCCGGTTTAGATCAATTAGTGCGTATTATAAACAAATAAAAACATATGACATCTTTACCACATACCGATGAGGTATACAAAGAAAAAAGAAAACCAAAAAATCCAATAAATTTTGGTATTCAACTTAATGATGAACAAAAAATAGCTAAAGCAGAAATTTTAAAGAATCATATTACCGCTATTAAAGGTAAAGCAGGTTCCGGTAAAACAATGTTAGCTGTTCAAATAGGTTTAGATCAATTATTTAATAAAGAAGTAGAAAAATTAATTATAGCTAGACCCTATGTAACAGCAGGTGAGGATATAGGATTTCTACCAGGAGGAGTTGATGATAAATTATCTTATTTAACATCCCCTATTTATAACATAATGTATGATTTAATAGGTAAACCAAAAACCGAAAAATTAGTTACCGAAGGATCAGTTATAGTAGCACCTTTTGGATTTTTAAGAGGTAACACATTTTCTAACTGTTATGTAATGATTGATGAGGCACAAAATGCTACTATGAAACAAACAGAATTAATGATTGGTCGATTAGGTATGAATTCTAAAATGGTTTTTTGTGGTGATATGTCTCAATGTGATCTTAGAAATAAAAAAGAATCGGGATTTGATTTCTTTTTAAAACTAGAACTAGAGGTTAAAGGAGTAAAAGTATTACATCTAGAAAAAAATCATAGACATGCTGTAGTAGATCCTGTTTTGGATGTATTTAGTACATACAGAGATTAATATTTTAAGCCATTTTAATATTTATAACAAAATATTATTATGGCTGTTATTCCTATATACCCTGGTTCATCATCATTTTTTCCTGGAGACACACCTTTTGGATTTTACGATAATGATTATCAGTTTCAAACTGATGCTGATAAAGTTACTAAATTTTGTGCTTTACGTTTAGGATGGCCTATTGAAAATGTTGAATTACAAGATGTAAATTTTTATACCGCTTTTGAACAAGCAATAACTGTTTATGGTAATGAATTATATGCTTTTCAATTAAGAGATAATTATTTATCTTTAGAAGGAGCATCAACGGGTTCTAATTTAAACAATTCTTTAGTTACCCCTAGTTTAGGACCTATTATTAGAATGTCTCAACAATATGCATCAGAGGCTGGAGTTGGAGGTAATATTGATTGGCATAGTGGATCTGTTTATTTAACTTCCTCTATTCAAGATTATAATTTAGAACAATGGGCTATTAATAATAATATAACGGGTGGTATAGAGGTTAAAAAAATATTTTTTGAAGGTCTTCCAGCAATTAACCAATTGTACAGTCCTTGGGCTGGATTAGGACCAGGAGCTACAAGTGCTGTTGGACTAACTGGATTAGCAGGTTATGGTCCTGCAACCAATTTTATATTAATGCCCTTAAGTTATGATGTGGCTAACATCAATGCTATTGAGATGAGTAATACTGTTAGATTATCTAATTACACATTCCAACTAGTTAATAACAAGTTAAGAATATTCCCAATTCCCACAGATGAGGATATGGGACATCAACTTTGGTTTAATTATATAAAAATAGAGGATAGAAATAATGCCGCTATTGGTGCTGGAGGAAATAAAATAAATAATGTAAGTAAAGCACCTTATAATAATATTACTTATGCTCAAATAAATTCTTTAGGCAGAAGTTGGATTTTTGAATATACTTTAGCTTTATCTCGAGAAATGCTCGGAAATATTAGAAGCAAATACTCCACTATCCCAATTCCAGGCTCTGAAGTTACATTGAATGGAACCGCATTAGTAAGTTCAGCCGATGCCGATAAAATAGCATTAACTACTAGACTAAGAGAATACTTTGATCAAACATCTCGTCAATCATTACTTGAAAGAAGAGCAGCAGAAACCGTAGCCCGTAATACCGAAATTTCACAAGTTCCAATGACTATTTATATAGGATAATATGGCTTTATTTGGTGGTAGTCGCGATATAAGTTTGTTTAGACACATTAACCGTGAGTTAATGCGGAATATCATATCCCAACAGGTCGTTTACTATAAATGCAATATAACGGATACTAAGGTAAATATGTATGGGGAGGCGGCATCAGGTAGGGTATTTGAGGAACCTGTTTTAATGTTTGCTCTAATTGAAAGATCAGACCAATCATTTCCTATTGAAGATCAATTTGGTCCTGCTTTTTCTCAACCTATTACCTTTAAATTTTTAAGAGATGATCTAGTTGATGCTAGTTTAGTTCCTGAGGTAGGTGATTTTATTATGTGGCAAAATGGATATTGGGAAATTGATTCTACAAATGCTAACCAGTATTTTACAGGTAAAAATCCAAGTTATCCGTATAAAGATGATACAGGAGTTAATATTTTAGAAAATGATTTAGAGGATTTTGGATACAATGTTTCTATCATTTGTAGTACTCACTATACCCCTGCTGATCGTGTGGGAATAGATAAACAAAGATTATAATGGATAATAATAGAAAACCAATACCAAAAACACAAAAACAAATTAGTAATTCTCTTGTAGAACCATATGATATTACTCAAGGAAATCCTAATAATGCTGTTCCTGATCCTAAAAATAGAGCCCTACAAACATCTTGGAAAGGAGATACTACAAAACCATTTTCAGTAGGTATTCAAGATATAGATGAGTCCGTTTTTTATTATTTTGAAAATGTTATTAAACCTTTTGTAATACAAAATGGTGAAAAAATATCTGTTCCTGTAATTTATGGTTCTTCTGAAAAATGGAAATCATTTCAGAAGGATGGTTATTATAGAGACGTTAAAGGAACTATTATGGCTCCTTTAATTATGTTTAAGCGTGATAGTATTGAAAAAAGTAAAAATATAGCTAGTAAAATAGACGCTAATAATCCATATAATTATAGTGTTACACAAACAGGATATTCTGCTAGAAATGCATATAATCATTTTGATTTATTAAATAATAAAAAACCAGAACAACAGTTTTATGCTGTAGTTGTTCCTGATTATGTAACCGTTACTTATTCATTTGTAGTATTTACTTATTATGTAGAACAACTCAATAAAATAGTAGAGGCTATCCAATATACATCTGATGCTTATTGGGGTAATCCCGAACGCTTTAAATTTAAAGCAGCGATTGATTCGTTTGGATTCCAAACAGAAATTTCAGATAACAGTGATAGAATAGTTAGAAGTACTTTTACTGTAAAAATGGATGGATACATTATCCCCAATACTATTCAGAAAAACAATACAGCTATTTCTAAATTTACAAGTAAAACAAAAGTATCTATTTTTATAGAAACTACAGGAAGTATATAATAAATGCCAGACTATAGTAAAATATCTCGTCCTGGTTTAATACCGTTAAAAGTAGAAAATCAAGGTAATCTAGTAACAACACAAGTTAATAAAATTAACTTTGTAGGAGCGGTTACTGGTTCTGTAGGAGAATTCAATGATTTAACAATTAATGTTGGTATTTCCCCTACCGCCTCTTTTGCAATATCCTCATCCTATGCCTTATCAGCTTCCTACGCAGCAAACGGTGGAGTGACTCAATTACTTGCAGGATCAAATATTAGTTTATCACCAAGTAATGGCTTAGGACAAGTCACAATTACATCAACCGGTGGATCAGGTGGAACAGGAAATACAGCAACCGGTTCATATGGTAGTTTTTACTCTACACAAACACAGACAAATGTAGCAGGAACAGCTAGATCAATGTCTTTGAATGTAACTGATATTTCAAATGGAGTGTCTATTTCAGGATCAACAAACCCCTTCAATACCTATATTAAAGTACAAAACCCAGGAGTTTACGACATACAATTCTCAGCACAAGTAGATAAAACAGACAGTGGAACAGATGAGATATGGATATGGATTAGAAAAAATGGAACTGACATAAGTGATTCTGCTACATCATTACAATTAGTTGGTAATGGTGCTCACTATGTTGCAGCCTGGAATTTCTTTGTTAATGCTGCTGCAAATGATTACTTTCAATTAATGTGGTATTCAACTGATGGTAACGTACGATTACATGCAGAATCAGCATTTGGAGTAGTACCAGGCATACCTTCACTTATTGTAACAGCAAATAGAGTAGATCAATTTCTAAGTAATACAGGATCCTTCTCAGGATCATTTACAGGTCAATTATTTGGAACAAGTTCATTTGCTTTATCAGCCTCTTACGCGCCCTCCCCAGTAGGGTTTACAGGCCCAGTAACTATTGTACATAATCCACCACCCAATACTTTAAATTTTATCAACGGTATTCTAATCAATATAACTTAGTAAAATTTACATATATTTATACTAAATAACGTTATATGGAAAACAAAAAATTAACAGAAGAAGAAATCAAAACACTTCAAGAAATCCAACAGTCTAACCAAGCATTAGTTAACGAGTTAGGTAGCTTAGAGGTAACAAAAATCCAAATCGAAAACCGTTACGATGAGTTAGTAGAGTATTACAACGAACTTAAAGTAAAAGAAATATCT